AAAAAATTAATCTCAAAAGAAATAGTTGAACATGTTGAATTTGAAGCAAGGCAACTTAATTTATTACAAGGTGGTAATCCAACACATATATTACCTCAATGAGAATGACAGGATATGAAGCATTTATACTACATCACGCCATTAACCTACACTTTAACAGAGGTTATGATTGTTGGAAGTATAATTTTAAAACTAATGTAACTGAAAAAACATATTGGAAAAGACCAGACAAATTTCAGTTAACAAAAATTGGGAAAAGATTTAAAAATAAAGATGATATAATACTATACTTTGCCTCCCATCAAATTGCCGGAAATACATTCACTGGCGATATGATAAGAGATGAAGATACATATACACAGTTTTTAAAGCGTATAGATAGTATTAGTTATTTGTTTAAAAACGAATTAGAAGAAATTTCGGATGTAAAGTTTGATAAGCTTTTGGAAATAGAAGATACATATCCAAAAATTATCCAGCTTCATCTTGAAGGTACAGTTTCATTAGAGACTGTATGCATTATAAACCGCTTAACTGGGTTTATAAACAGGGCGAATAAACAGATCACAGAAACTATTTTGTGGCCTGATTTATTCAATAAAATATCAAAGTATCAATCTTTTTTAAAGTTCGATGATAGTAAAATGAGAAAGATTATATTAGATGTTTTTAAATGATACAAAAAAATATAAATTAATATAAATTTTTAAAGGAGATACAACTATGTCATTTCAAGACTTAAAAAACAAAGCCGGTGCGATAGATAGCAATTTACAAGCTGCGGCTTCAAGCACCACAGAAAAGAAATCATACGGCGATGATCGTCAATGGAAGCCAACTGTAGATAAAGCTGGTAACGGTTATGCCGTTATTCGTTTCCTACCTGCAGTCGAAGGTGATGACTTACCTTGGGCTAAATATTGGGATCATTTCTTTCAGGGACCAACAGGCCAATGGTATGTTGAAAAATCTTTGACCACATTGGGTAAAGACGATCCAGTTTCTGAAATGAATTCTAAACTCTGGAATACGGGTATAGAATCAGACAAAGATATTGCACGTAAACGTAAGCGTCGCTTACATTATGTGTCAAATATTTGTGTGGTTTCAGATCCTGAAAATCCTGAAAATAACGGTAAAGTATTCTTATATACTTATGGTGCTAAAATCTTTGAAAAGATTATGAATAGCATGCAACCTCAGTATGAAGATGAAACTGCTGTTAATCCATTTGATCTATGGAAAGGTGCCAATTTTAAAATGAAGATTGCTCAAGTCGCGGGATTCCGTAACTATGACCGATCTGAGTTTGGTGGTGTTGAAGCTTTAAATGCAGATGATACTGTATTGGAGGATATTTACAATAAGGAATATTCTCTTAAAGAGTTTACTGACCCTTCAACATATAAAACTTATAGTGAGCTTAATCTTAAGTTAACTAGAGTTTTAGGTGAAGATGGTGGAACTTCTGAAGAGAAAACTGCAATGGCAGAATCAATTGATGATTCACCATTTAATGATTCTCCAAATGATGTTCAAGACCCAGTTGCTGTAGCTGCTGACCCAGTAGCCAGAGCTGATTCGGACAATGATGACACTATGAGTTATTTCGCTAAATTAGCGGCTGAAGCTTAATCTTGAGAACCCGTCGAAAGGCGGGTTTTTATCATATCCTCGCTCTTTCCAAAGCGCTCATTGGCCCTACCATTTGACCAAAGTCATTACCTACTGAGAAATCAGGGTTTTCGCTTGACTGAATAATAGTAGTCGTTGATGAGTTATCATTATTATTAATCACATTAACTCCACCATTACCATTCATATTACCTGCAGTAGCATTATTATAATTAAACATCGCATGTTGTAATGCATCAATTCCAGCAGAAACAGTATTGAATTGTAAACTCGTTAGATCTTTTAGGCCAGTTTTAATATATATATTTTTCCCTTTTGTAAATGTTCCACCACTCATAGCAGCATCTATAGCTTGTGCACCCCATGCAAAATCTGTAGCCAATTCACTAAAATTAGGCCCATTTGATATCTTTAAACCATTATAAGCATTAATAGCTTTAACTACTGAATCAATACCAGATGCTGCTTGTTCATATGTTTCTGAATCAACTGCAGTTAATTTTTCCATAGGACCAAGAATACCATTAATTATTCTTTCAAAACCACTTCCACTTACATCAGTATCATTATCACCCCATGTAAAAATATTAAAGAAACGTTCTTTCATATCGAGTGCAGTATCACCTAATCCAGCTCCAGCCATTGAAGTTCCTAACCCAGCTAAACCAATGCCTAATGCCCCTAAACCCCAACCAACACTTTGTAGATTTTTACCATCAACATCATTAAAGCCATCTAATCCACCACCAAGATTTGTCATTATATTTTTTAATCCAGTTCCATCAACACCCATTGCTTCAAAAAGCTTACCAACACCAGCCATAGCACCAAAGAATCCACCAATACCAGCACCAAATGCTGTCATACCAGCAGCTGCTGCTACTGCTCCAACTCCACCAGTTGCAAGGCCTAATCCAGCTCCAACAGTTATAAATCCAACCATTGCTGCTTGTTGTTTATCTGAAAAAGCACCAATACCTTCTGCAATATTAGAAGCTTGTGTTTTAAATGCTGCGCCATTAGCTCCAGCCATTTCTCCAAGTTTAGCTGCGCCTGCAATACCTACCATGAAACCACCAATACCAGCACCAGCTAATGATGCTCCACCAGCAGCTAATGCTACAGTTCCAATACCAACTCGTGTTGTTGACATAAGAGCACCACCTGCAGCTAATACACCTAATGAAATTAATACTTTGTCATCAACAGTTTCTAAAGCTTTAATTGCTGCAACAGTGTTAACTGCTTGGTCTTTAAATGTTGTGCCAGTAAAAGTTAATATATCACCAGGGGCAGCTATACCTGACATAAAGCCACCAATAGCAGCACCAGCTAGTGCTGCTCCACCAGATGCTTTAGCTGTTAAAGCTAATCCTGTAAGACCAGGAAATTTAGTAGACATAACGGCTCCACCACCAGCAATAATTCCTAATGTGGTTACTTGCGTTGTAGTAAGATCGCCAAGGCTTCCTAATGCACTTGCTACATTTTTTGCTTGAGCTGCAAAGGTTTCACCCTCAAATTTTGTAAGGTCTCCAGCTGCAGCAACACCTGTCATAAAGCCACCGATACCTGCTCCCATTGCAGTCATACCGATAGCAGCTTTAGCACTCTTACCAACTCCACCAGCCATTCCCAAGAAAGCTCCACCAGCCAACATTACACCTAATGTGGCAATGGATTTATTACTCATCTTACCAAATTCGTCTAAACCTTCTGCTACGTTCTTTGCTTGTTCAGGAAAACCTTCACCTTTAAATGCCTTAATATTTGACCATACCATTAGGCCTGACATAAAGCCGCCGATACCTAAACCAAGTAAAGCCATACCTCCAGCAGCTTTTGCTGCATTTTTTAATATACCTGATTTACCGTCTTTATCTCCACCAGCTTTTTCATCTTTCTTATCTTTATCTTTATCTTCTCTTTTCGCTTCAGCTTTATCACCAGCAGCTTTTTCCATTAATTCGGCAATTTTAGAAACATGAGTAAGAATAGTACCCTTAGCAGCTTCTTTTTCGCTACCCATAACACTTTTGAATTGGCCCCATTTCAGTTCTTTCTTATCATCATCTTGCTCAGCACCAATCTTGCCTTTGTCCATGAGTGTTTTTGCTTGGCCAGCTAAGAATCTACGTTGGAAGTCTTGGGCACCATCAATAATTGTAGATTGTTGTTCTTCACCAATTTCAGCCGCAGCTGTCATTCTTTCTTGTCTATCAGTTGCTTCTTTTTCACGTATTAAATCTTTTTTACTGACAGCATTGAGCTTACGTAGCTCGGCTACGATCATTCCTAATTGCGGGTCTGGTTTTTGTTGTTTTTCAGCCATTCTTTTTGTTTTCCCTGTTACGTTCTTCGATCCACTGTGTTAAAAGGGTTACATATATCTCCCTTTCCCACGGTAACATATTATCCAGATCTTCAAGCTGGAAATTATGCTGATGCATTAACGCAAAATTTGTTTGATAATGCGTTACTATCGAATCATGTGAAAGGGCTATATAAAAAAATCTGCTAAGCCCTTTAATTCCCTTTCGTTCTTATGTCCACATTTTTTACATGCAAACTCTATATCATAACTAACATATGGTGTTTCTGTAAGTAATTCCATAATTGAAGTAAATTGTTCTGAATTTAAACTTTCAGTAAAATCAACTACTTCTTCAAATGATACATCACTTGTTGAATGTATTTCTTCACCATGATAAATTGTTTTAATAGATTTAGCAACTTGGTTAATGAGTATTTCTGTACCAGTATCACCTGTTACTGATCTATTACCCATAGTAGGCCAACCTAATTCAACTGTCATATTATCACCAATTTTCAATTGAAGGTCTTTATCATCAAAATCATTATTTTTTATTACTAATTTATCTAAATCAACTTTAACTTTATTACCCTCTTCACAAGATGTACACTTCATTGATAAATCTATTCCTTCACCAACACTTCGTGCTCTTAATGTTAAGAATATAAATTCAATATCAAATCCTGTTAAAGCATTAATATCAACGCTTTCATCTAAACATGCTGTAATAATCGAACTTACAGCTTGTTCAATTTGCTTATCATCTTCCGATTCTAATGCAATTAATAATAATTTTTCTTCTTTGACCACATATGGTCTGTATGTTATAGCTTCGCCTGATGAGGGCACAATCATATCATACTTTGGGGTTGCTATTTTTGGCAACATATCAATCTCTCTCCATTTTTATAAAAATCTATTTAATGTACTTAACGTACTCCTTCCTGCACCGATCAATTGACCGATAACATTTTCAAATCCATCTACTAATCCAATACTTCTCCAATTATCATATTCCCATGTAATATCTACTTGCATAACGCCATCTGCACTATTACCTAATTCAATAGCTGACATTTGTATAGGATATGCATTTTCTAATTTAACTGTATAACCTGGGACAATATCATTAGATGCAGATAATTGTTGTATTGTTATATCACTACAATAGTCTCTTTTATAATATGCTTTATAATGATCGCCTG